ACAAGAAGCTCACCGCTTCGGTGTTCACCGAAACGCCCGAAGAGTGGCCGCTCAACGCTGTGGTCTGGACCAAGGCCCCCAAGGCCGGACTGTCCAAGACCATGCAGGCCCTGCAGCTGATCGACGACGAGGGCTTCACAGCCTATGCCGCGGCCAAGCGCCTGGGCATCAGCGCCGCTGCCATCACCCGCGCCCAGCAGCGCCGGGCCAACAAGCCCATCTGCGAATGCTGTGGCCAGGTGATCAGAGCTCAAGCCTTGCCGACAGCTTCTGCATGAGTGCTGCACCGATCTCGCGCTCCAGCCGCTTGATCAAATCCACCAGGGCCTGTTCAGCCTCGCCCTGGATCTCCCTTCGTCCGCTCCCGTTGCACTCGACGCACACGTCGTCGCTCAGCATCGGGGTGCCGGACACCGCCCCGTAGCCTCGGCCAAAGCAAGCCGGGCACACGTCGCTGTCCATGTGAACCAGCACACGGTGGACCACCACAACCGCATGCCCCTGCTCCACCAAAGCCTCGGCCACCTTCATCATCGACTGCCGGTCCTTGTTGTAGAGCCAGCGCCACACCTCAGTGCCCAGCGGATTGCTGGCGCCTGCCATCCCCATCGCCCTGATCAAGTCGACGTCCCCGATCTCATTGACCGGAACCTCCCCCAAATTCTTTGACTCCTGTGCCCGTGTGATCCGCTCTTTGAACATCACTTCCCCTTTGCTTCGTTGACCGCGTCCAGCAGCGCCTGCTGCATGTTCCCTTTGGTGCTCAGCACCCGCATGATCCGTTCGTCAATTGTGCCCATGGCCACCAGGTGGTGCACCACCACTTCCGTGGTCTGGCCAGACCGGTCCAGTCGTGCGTTGGCCTGCTCGTACAGGTCCAGGCTGAACGGCAGACCGAACCACACAATCACACTCCCGCCCAGCTGCAGGCCGTCGACCCCGTGGCCACCACTGCCTGGGTGCATCACCAGCAGATCGACCTTGCCCGCCTGCCACGCGTCCAGGCTGTCCTGGCCATCGAACTTGACCGCCTGGGGAAACTTCGCCTTGATCCGGTCCCAGTCGTGGACGTAGGACGTCAGGCACAGCACCGGCTCGCCCTGCTCCAGGATCTCGCCCAGGGCGTCCAGCTTGGCGTCGTGGATGTGATGGGCGTTGCCCTGGTCGTCGTACACCGCACCGTTGGCCATCTGCGCCAGCTTGCCGGCCAGGATCGCGCTGTTCAGGGCGATGATCCCGCCAGACACCAGGGTCTGCTCCAGCTCGCGGTATCGCTTCATGTCGAACTTGACCGGCACCACGTTGTCGATCCGGCCAGGCGTCGTGACCCCGCTGTCGATGCTCACCATCACGTCCTTGACCAGCTCGTGGATCTCGTCCCGCGCACCTGGCTTCAGCTTGTAGCTGTAGATCGTCATGCCGTTGCGCTTGTCCGGGTCGTAGAACCGGTCCCGGTACTTGGTGATCCCCTTGCCCAGCCTCTGCCCTCCGTCCATGATGCTCACCTGCGGCCATAGGTCCAGGAGGTCACCATTGGGGTCAGGAGTGCCCGAAAGGATGAAGAGCCTGGCTACCCCCTTCCGAACGCTTTTAAGGGCCTTCCAGGCCTGGCTGGCGCGATCCTTGAACCCCCGGTTCTCGTCGATCACCACCATGTCGAACGGCCAGGGCTCCTTGCTTTGCCCCACCAGCTTGACCAGCCACACGAAATTCTCGCGGTTGATCACGTAGACGTCCGCGTCCTGCATCAGCCCGGCCAGGCGCTCGCGCTCGCTGCCCAGGACCTTGGACACCCTCAGCCCGGCCAGGTGGTCCCACTTGGCCGCCTCGGTGTGCCACACCAGCTCGGCCACCCGCTTGGGCGCCACCACCAGCACCTTGCTGATCTCAAACCGGTCGTGCATCAGGATGTCGGCCGCCGTAAGGGTGGACACCGTCTTGCCCCCACCCATCCTCAGCGCGATCAGCTGGTAGGGCTGCTCCACCATCCGGTCGATGGTGACCTGCTGTGCGTGTCTTGGTGTGAACTTCATTTCAAAAACCCTGGGTAGATCTTTCGCTTGGCCGACAGGTAAGCCTCATGGGCCACTTTTGGGTCATCAAAACTGCCGATGTAAATTGACTTAGACCCGACTGTCATCTGCGCCACCCATTTGCGAGAGGCCTTATTCCAAGTGACACCCAAGAAACCTGACTTGTTGTTGCGCTGCGTTTTGCTGCGCCAGCTGGTCAAACCAGGGATAGAATTGCTTTTGCTCATGGCGATGGTCCTTTCATCAAAGTGGGAAGTGGCGGCCGGGGTCTGATCACCCTGGCCGTTGCGCATTGTACGGCGCGATCAACGCGTCCACCGCCTCCAGCGAGTCGATCACCCGCACGTCCGCCCCCAGGTCTCGCAGCATCTGCTGGATGCGCACCTGCAGCGGGGTCGACAGTTTGCCCGGCGCTTTCAGCTCAACGAAGATCACCACACCGCCCGGCAAAAAGACAATCCGGTCTGGCACTCCAGCCATCGCCGGGGCTACCCACTTGATCGCCATCCCTCCAGCTTCCTTCGCCCGCTGCACAAGCCTTTGTTCAATTCGGTTTTCAAGCATACAAAACTTTCAAAAGGTGACGAGAGTGACGAGTGACGAGTTGTTTTGGTCGGCTACACATGGGAAACGTGTGTTTTTCATGTGCAACACAAAAAACACCACATTGCATATGTGCGTAATCTGTAATGTATCTCGTCACTCTCGTCACCTTTTTATGAAAACCCTTATAAATCAACGCTTTAGAGCGGTGACGAGTTAGGTGACGAGCCAGGTGACGAGCCAAAGCAGCCATTCTCGTCACCCCAGGAAGTCCAAAAACGCACTTGACCCAGCGTTCAGCTGCGCCATCGCGTCCGCTTCGGTCAGCCCCGAACCCTGCCGAATCCAAATCCGGCACGCTTCCGACTTCCACTTTTTGCGAAACGCAAACCGGAAACCCAGCTTCGTCAGCAGCGAATTGACTCGGGTCGTGGACGGGGCCTCGGCCCCGGACACGGTCAAAGCGCGGGTGAAGTGGGCCGACGAGACCACGTTCCGGCATACGCCCTCGATCCCGTTTTCGATCAGCTCCTCGGCTGCGCACTCCAGGTCCGACTTGGACATCTCGATCACCGTGTTCTTGACCGCGGTGTCCGGCGCCCGTCCGTTCGCGTCGAACTCGGGGTGCAGCTGATACTGCAGCAGCCAGGACCGGATCGCCCCGGCGTGCCCCTGCACGGCGTCAAACAGCGTCTTGAAGTAGCCCGCCTCGGTCATCTGCCGCGCCTGTTCGGACGTCAGCTGCGACGACAGGAACATGTAGCGCCGGTCTCCCTCGTCCACGGGAGCGCCGTCCAGGTAGTTGGAAAAGATCATGTAGTTGGACACGTTGGGCGCGGTGTAGGACGCCTTGCCCTTGGGGTGCACCTCGATCGTGGTGTTTGTGATGACCGGCTTGACCCGGTTCATGATGTCGTAGCGGTTGTGCCCGTGCTGCTTCATCTCTTCGATGGCCACCAGGGCGTATCCCACTGCCCAGTCGGTGAAGTTCGATTCCAAGGTCGAGCCGTTGAGCATACGCACGTTCTGCCCGCCCATGGCCACGGCCACCAGCTCGCTGAAGAACGACTTCCCGTCACCCGGCACGCCGTGAATGTAGGGCGCCCAGCGCACCTTGACGCCAGGGTGCTGCACGTTCCAGGCAATAAACGACAGCAGCAAGTCTCGCTCGCGTTGGTCGGCCAGGTAGGTGGCCAGGTGCAGCTTGACCGTCTCGATGGCAGCCAGGTCGTCAGCCGACGGCGTGGCCGGCACCTCGGGCACAGACTCGGGCCTGTACATGTTGACCCACTTCAGGCCGAACATGTCGAACGTCTCGGCGGCCGAAGGCATGTAGGCCTTGTGCGAAACCACGTCCATGCTCCACTGCTCCAAGGCGTATTGGTCTGCCTTCTCGCGGTTGCCGTCCTGATTCAAAGGCATCAGTCGGTTGTACAACGCACGGAAACCTTGGGGCGTGACCTCTTGCTTGGTCTGCAGGTTGAAGAACTTGTCTCCGTCGGTGACGTAGACCCAGGGCTCGGCCCAGTCAGGCATCGACGCGTTGCCTGCCTTGCCCTTGGCCCGGACCCAACCGCGCACGGTGGTGATCGGCAGCTTGACGCCCAGGTCCTTGGCCTTCTTCTGCAGCGACGCTGCCAGCAGCTCCCGCTCCACGTCCGACAGCGCGGCCGTGTGAGCGATCTTCGCGGCGATCTGTTCCTGGAGCTCACGCGGGTCGGTGCACGCGTCGATGTCTGCCCCAAAGGCTTGCATCAGCACGTCGCGCTCCGACAGCTCAGCCTCGTGGCGCTTTTCCTTGGTCATGTGCAGCAGCGACGCCAGCGTGATAGCGCCGCGGCCAACAGCCCGCTGCTCGCTGAAGCTGTCCCACTTGTCTGCGCAGTAACCGTCGACCCACTTGCCGCTCACCGCTGACCACTCGTCCCAGGCCTGCAGCCAGTCCACGTCTCCACCGCCCTGGTGGTGCAGCGCAGCGCCGATCTTGAGCCACTCCTCGTAGCCGCAGTCGGGGTCCAGGTGCACCAGCACCTCGTCGACCACGCGGTCCAGCTCCCAGTCGTCGAGCGGCCGCTTGTACAGCTCAAGCGCCCGGTCGTCCGAGTCGGCGGACATGGTCTCGGCCCACACCAGCTCGACGAACCAGCCCAGGTCCTGGACCACCAGGGGCACGTCAGCGTGCGCAGCGTCCAGCACATGGCCAGTCACGGTGAAGTAGCGGCCATCGCGGTACAGCTCGACGCCCATCTCTTTCTTGGTGCGCGAGCCGTCCAGGTTGGTGGGCGTGAAGATCTTGATGCCGGTGCCTGACGGCGAGACCTCGGCGTAACCCTGGACCTTCTCCAGCACTTCGAGCGCCAGGTCGGTCAGCAGTCCGGTGACCGGGTCGCGGCAGTCGTCCAGGTCGATGCCGTGCAGGCCTTCGCCGAGCACAAAGCCCAGGCCGTCGTAGTCGCCCAGCATGTGCGCGTCGGCAGCGTCGTCGTAGGTGGACCAGGTCTTGGCGTCGGTCGAGCTGCCGGGCGTGCCGTCAGCTGCGTAGGGCATCTTGGCCCAGACGAACGAGCCGTCAGGCTTCTTGCGACGCACGTTGCGCCACAGCACCCATCGGGCCTGCTCGCGCAGCTGCGCGGGGATGTGTTCGTGTTGGACGGGGAGTACAGCGGGGCGGTTCAAAGCACGTCCCCCAGCTTCACCTCGCGCAGCGAGTGCTGCATGCCGGCCGCCTGCAGGATGGCCTTGCGCAGGCCGTTGTAGCTGTCTGACTGGATCAGCGCAGCGATCACAATGGGTTGATGTTCCTGGGGAATGTTCATGCTGTCGGCCGCGTTGATGCAGTCCAGCAGCAGGCCCTCGTAATAGACCTGTCTCGCGCTCATAGCTCGATCTCCTGATGATGTGCCGCAATCCGTGCGGCTCGGTTGAAATCAGTTTGGCAGTCCACCACCCACCGGCAGCATGTGCAAGAGGGCGCGTTCGACCTGGGTCTGGAAGGCTATCACAGCCTCGTCATCACACCCCACGATCACGCGCACACCGTCTTGCTCCAGCACGAGCTCGGACCCTTGGGCCATCTCGTGCATCGCTGCCATTGACAAGTAGATGCGCAATTCTTTCATGCGCACGATAGTAGCAGAGCCCTGCACCACAAGCGTGTTGTGTACGCGCAACACCGATAAAAATAAATTCTTGTGCGCAAAATCCCAGGCCTGTTAACATCGAGCCCTCATTAAATCAAGACCACAGTAATGCAAAAACTCCGTTATCAAAGCATCGTCTACCCGACGATCTCAGCCGATCACCCAGGCTTCAAGTGGCAGTCGCACAGCGATGTCCAGTCCACCTGGAAGCGCTTTGGCTGGACACCCATTCACACCAACCAGCCACCGGTCTACGTCGAGCCCAAGAAAGAGCCGTCGTTTGTCACGGAGTTGGCCAAGCATCGCAAGGTGGGCTGAGTATGTATTGGGCACTTATCGTCATGACATGTTCGCGATTTTGCGTGCCTCAATACGTTGAGCTGTACGACACCCGTGAGGCCTGCGCAAAAAACATTCAACCGACATCGAACCGGGCACCCGTCACGCACTATTGCGCACCCGTTGCAAAAGGCCCTACAAAATGAACCACTTCGCCGTCCACAACAAGATGCAGCTGCTGCACGCTTTGCTGGCAGGCGCATACCCAACATTCGAGGAAGCCAAGGCCAACCCGTTCACCATCGAGCTGGTCGGCACCAACTTCCGAATGTCGTTCCCCGAAGGACTGCATGAGCGGAAGGCCCAAAAGTCAGCTGCCCAAATGCGCCGTAAATCACCATCATTTTTTCAGAGGTAACCCATGATTCAGATCACCTTCACACCCGAGTCTCTCGAAGAGTCCGCCATCATCGCCGAAGCGATGAACCGCATCATGGCCGCTGGCGCACGCCAGGCAGCCGCCACATCCCAGTCAGGCCTGATCACAGCTGCGCAAGAGGAGGCCGCCGCGCCCGCCCCAAAGCGGACACGCCGCGCCCCGGCTGCGGAAACCGCAACTGGCCCCGAGACCACATCTGCGACCGCGTCTGCCCCAACTGAAGACCCAAAGCCTGTTGCGGAACCTTCCACACAGGAAGCGCCCGCTGCATCGACTGCCTCATCCGCCGCGCCCGAGCTATCTCTGGAAGACGTGCGGGCCAAGTTGACAGCGATCAGCAAGGCCGGCAAAGCAGCTGAGGTCAAGGGTCTTTTGGCCGACCTGGGCGTGGCCAACCTCACCTCAGTCCCCAAAGAAGCCTACGCCAAATTGGTGGCGGACGCTGAAGCCCTGTAAGGAGAACACCATGGCAAAGATCACACTGATCATCGAAGACAAAGACGACGAAGTCACCCTGCAGGGAACCGTCGAGCCCGAGATCACGGCCGACAAGACCGTGTTCAGCACCGCCGAGATCATCGGCCTGTACCTGCAGCAAAACATGTCGCAGATCATGGCCCAGGCCGTGCGCTGGGCGCAGACTCCCGACACCGTCGAGGACGCCCAGGTCAAGGCACCCAGCAACTTGATCATCCTGCCAGGGGCGCAGCTGTGAACACCTGGCCATTCCCGCCGCCAGGCGGCCCCGTGCCCTGGACGAAAGCCCAGGAGCGGGCCTATCAGCAGCAACGTCGCGATCAATACGAGGAGGCACCATGGTAAGCATTGAACAACCCAAACGCGAGGCCGCAAAACGCCAAGTGCTGCGCAATCCACAAGCGTTTCCAACTCATCCAGATGGGGCTTTAGCCCACGAAGGCATGACCTTGCGCGATTACTTTGCGGCCAAGGCGATGCAGGGTATCGTGGCTGGTACGCCAAGCGATGAGCATATCGATCGGCCCGATACTGCTGAGTGGTCTTACGACATGGCCGATGCCATGCTTCGCGCACGGGGGCCCAAATGAGCAAAGTAATCCCCATTGAGCGTGCACACGCCAAGCTGTCCGCATCGGGCAGCGAGAAGTGGATGACCTGCACACCAAGCGCCCGGCTCGAAGAGCAGTTCCCCGACGAGGGCAGCGAGTTCGCACGCGAGGGCACGTTCGCCCACGAGGTGTTCGAGCTGGCCCTGAAGATGTGGCTTGAGATGGTCCCGGCCTCTGAGGCCAGGATTCAATACGCCGAGCTGCGCAAGAACCCGTTCTGGTCCCAGGAGCTGGCCGACCATGTCAAGGCCGCGGTCGACGTGGTCAAGGAGCGCATTGCCGAAGCGAAGATCCGTTGCAAAGATCCGGTCTTCATGGTCGAGCAGCGACTGGACTTCAGCACCTGGGTGCCCGAAGGCTTTGGCACCGGTGACTTCGTCATCATCACCGACGGTCTGATCGAAGTGATGGACCTGAAGTATGGCAAGGGCATTCGCGTGGACGCCGAGAACAACAGCCAGATGCGGCTGTATGGCCTCGGTGCCTACAACGAGCTGTCGATGCTGTACGACATCACCGACGTGCGCATGACCGTGCTGCAACCCCGCCTGGACAACTACCCCACTGAGACCCTGCCGATCAGCACCCTGCTGGACTGGGCGATCAACGACGTGGTGCCTGCTGCAAAGCTGGCATGGGAAGGCGAGGGCGTGTTCGTGCCAGGTGATCACTGCAACAGCTGCTTTTGCAAAGCGCGTTTTCAGTGCAAGGCACGCGGCGATGCTGCCCTGGCTTTGGCCAAGGAGGAGTTCGCCCTGGCCAAGCCTGAGCTGCTGACCGAGGAGCAGATCTGCGCGGTCCTGGACAAGGGCGACCAGCTGGCCAAGTGGATCAGCGACGTGCAGTCCTACGCCCTGGAGCAGGCCGAGAAGGAAGGCAAGATCTGGCCAGGTTTCAAGCTGGTCGAGGGCCGCAGCAACCGCAAATACAAGGACCAGGCCGAGGTTGCAGCAGCACTGCTTGCAGCCAACGTGCCCGAGTCAGTCATCTACGAGCGCAGTCTCTTGGGCATCACTGCCATGGAGAAGGCGATCGGTAAAAAAGTGTTCGCTGAAGTGCTTAACGATCTGATCGTCAAGCCCTCTGGCAAACCAACGCTGGTACCCGAAGGGGACAAGAGACCAGCACTCGCTTCGGCAGCAACCGCTGCTGAAGATTTTTCGTAAATCCGTAAACAAGGAAACATCATGGCTGAAGCAGCAACAACCAAAGTCGTTACCGGCAAAGTCCGTCTCTCCTACGCATTCCTCTTTGAGCCACGCGCACCGAAAGACAACCCACAAGGCGAGAAGAAATTCTCGACGTCCATCCTGATCCCCAAGTCGGACACCGTCACCCTGGCCAAGATCAAAGCCGCGCAAGAAGCCGCGATCGCAGCCAAGTGGCCCGGCAAGCGCCCAGCCAAGATTGCATTCACACTGCATGACGGCGACGGCGTGAAGGAAAAGACCGGCGAGCCTTACGGCGAAGAGTGCAAGGGCCACTACGTGATGGCCATCGCATCCAAGCTGCGCCCCGGCATCGTCGATCTCAACCGCAACGAGATCATCGAAGAGGACGGCATCAAGAGCGGTGACTATGCCCGCGTGTCCATGAACGCTTACGCCTATGACGTGAACGGCAACCGCGGCGTGAGCTTCGGTTTGGGCAACGTGCAGAAGGTCGCCGACGGCGAAGCCCTGTCCAGCCGCACCCGCGCTGAGGACGACTTCAGCGACGACTTCGAGGACTTCCTCGGCTGATAGGTTCAGGGGCCGAAAGCGGATGCTGGCGTGCGGCCTTGCGTTAAGCGAGAAGCATTGCAGCCAGACGCAGCGAGTAGGCCCCACCTAAACAAGGACCAGACCATGAAAGACATTCAAGTCAAAGAGTTGCAGCGTGCTGTCAAATTCATCGACGCGCTGGGCTGCAGCTGCTCTCCAAAGAGTGGGGCGTCGACAGCTACACCACCAACATCAACGACTCTGCCGTTGAAGTCTTGAGGATCGCATGATGGACAACGAAAACCAATTCTGGCTTCGCCTTTGGGGCCTTGCTGCCATGGTGCTGATCTGCCTTGTCGGATCTTGCACCGTCTCGGGCTACGACCGCCGCGATAAGTGGGAGAAGGCCGTGATCAACGGTGCCGATCCCATGGTGGCTGCTTGCGCCATTTTCGACCAAGGCCAACAGGGCGAGATCACTTGCGCGTTGTTGGCACAAAACCGAAAGTAAGTTATGGACCTTCTCAAATGGATCTGGCCCACATTGGGCAGTGGCTTTATCCGCGACCCGCGCAACACCTCGGCCACCAAAAAGGGGCCGGGCCGTCGTCACAAGCAGGGCCGCACGAAGGGCAAACGCCCTGGGCCCGATAGCCTAGAACAGGCTTGAGCAGCTGAAAGGAATCAAGCATGCACGACGTCAACCAACCCGAGCAACTGCCGACCACCGTGAGCCTGGCCGATATCCAGGCCCGCATCAAGGCGGTCACCTACACCGTGCTGTCCGGCACGACCACCACCATCTGCCAGCTGCAGATGGCCAACGGCTACGTCGTGCTGGGCACCAGCGCGTGCGTGGACCCCAAGCAATTCAGCCAGGCCACTGGCGAGAAGTATGCTTACGAGGACGCCATCAACAAGGCGTGGCCCCTCGAAGGCTACCTGCTGGCGGAGCGCCGCTATCAATCAACCCTGCAATAAGGAACCAACCATGACACAACCACCCATCCTCAACATCCAAATGGTCCCGGCCGGCGTCGACCTGGTGGTCAAAGCCCTGATGCTGCTTCCCTACGGGGATGTGGCCCCGCTGATCGCCGAGATTCGCGGCCAGGCTGACGCCCAACTGCAGCCGCCAGCGCCGTCAGCGCCTGTTGCAGAAAAGCCACGCAAGCCGCGTACAAAGAAAACTAAGCCCGAGAATTTGGGTACAGTTGGGGAATGAACCAGCGACCCCGCAAGGGGTCGTTTTTGTGAGGCGGTCACCAAGCGGGCATTGCGAAAGCCTCTGCCCAGTCCGGTTTTCACCGGCACGCTGTACGGATGCCGCCTCACCAAAACGAAAGAAGACGATGGCAGATTCAATTATTCAATTCAGCGTGGCCTTGATCGGCTTTGCATCCATTTACTCGGCGCTGCACGCCAGCGCCAGCGTGCGCCGGTTTGCGCCCATCCTTGGCCTGGTTGGCCAGCCCTTCTGGTTTTACGTCACGATCACCGCTGGGCAGTGGGGCATGGTTGCTTTGTGCGCGGCCTACACCGTGGTCTATGTGCGGAGTCTGTGGGCCGGTGAGGGTGCACCCGCATGATCACCTTGCGCATCGACCTTGAGACCTACAGCGACGTTGACTTGAAGAAGTGCGGCGTGCACAAATACGCCGAATCGCCCAACTTCCAGATCATGCTGTTCGGTTTCAAGTTCGGCGACGGGCAGGTCCGGGTGATCGACCTGATGGCCGGCGAGAAGATCCCGCCCCACATCCTGTCTGCCCTGGACGATCCGACCGTCTTGAAGACCGCCTACAACGCGGCCTTCGAGATCACCTGCCTGTCCCGCCACCTCGGCCGGCAACTGGACGTGAGCCAGTGGCGCTGCACCAGTGTGCATGCGCTGTACCTGGGCATGCCCGGCAACCTGGCCGATGTGGGCAAGGTCGTGGGCATCGCGCCAGACAAACAGAAGATGGCCGTGGGCTGGGGCTTGATCAGGTACTTCTGCATCCCGTGCAAGCCGACCAAAAAGAACGGTGGCCGCACGCGCAACCTGCCCCAGCACGAGCCGGAAAAGTGGAAGACGTTCGTCGACTACTGCCAACGCGACGTGGAGTCCGAGGACAGCATCGCCCAGAAGCTGGCTCGCTTTCCGGTGCCCGAGGTCGAGTGGAAGCTGTGGCACCTGGACCAACGCATGATGAACACCGGCGTGAAGGTGGACCGCGAGCTGGTCGAAGCGGCCATCGAGTGCGACGCCATTTTCAAAGAGCGCCTGACCGCCGAGGCCGTGCGCCTGACCGGCCTGGACAACCCGAACAGCCGCAACCAGCTGCTGGCCTGGCTGCAGGAAGCCGAGGAGGACGAGAGCATCGTCGACCTCACCAAAAAGACCGTGCCCAAGATCCTGGAGTCCACCAGCAGCGACGTGACCCGGCAGGTCCTGGCCCTGCGCCAGGAGCTGGCCAAGACCAGCGTGTCCAAGTTCCACGCCATGGCCCGAGCCATGTGCGCCGACGACTGCGTGCGTGGCCTGACCCAGTTCTACGGGGCCAACCGCACCGGCCGCTGGGCGGGTCGCATCGTGCAGGTGCAGAACCTGCCGCAGAACAAACTCAAGGACATCGACCTGGCCCGCCAGCTGCTGAAGTCCCGCGACTACGAGACGCTGGCCATGATGTTTGGCACCGTGCCTGACACCCTCTCACAGCTCATCAGGACGGCGTTTGTGGCCCGGCCAGGGGGTAGGTTCATCCCTGTCGATTTCAGCGCCATTGAGGCCCGCGTGATCGCCTGGATGGCCTGGTGTGAGTGGCGCCTGGATGTGTTCGCCACGCACGGGATGATCTACGAGGCGTCGGCCGCCGAGATGTTCAAGGTGGACATCAAGACCATCCAGTACAAAGGCGCGGATGGCAAGAAACACAAGGGTCCAAACTACAGCCTGCGCCAAAAGGGCAAAATCTCCGAGCTGGCCCTGGGCTACCAAGGCGGGGCCGGTGCACTCAAGACCATGGGCGCGTTGGACATGGGCCTGACCGAGGATGAGCTGGAGCCCATCAAGGTGGCCTGGCGTTCGGCCAACCCCGAGATCGTGAACCTGTGGTACGCCTGCGAGCGTGCAGCCAAGACCGCCGTGGCCAAGAAAGCCGTGGTGCCCCTGACGATTGCCGGCGGCCGCACCCGCCTGGTGTTCGCCTACGAGGCTGGGTTCCTGACGATCCAGCTGCCCAGCAATCGCAAGTTGTTCTACGTCAAGCCGCGCATCGAGAGCGAGGACCTGTACCGCGAGACCAGCACGGGCGGGCGCTACGTGCTGGCCAGTGCCGGGTCCCTGACCTACGAGGGCATGGACCAGAAGACCAAGCAGTGGACCCGCCTGGCCACCTACGGCGGCAAGCTGGTGGAGAACATCACCCAGGCCGTGGCCCGTGACTGTCTGGCCGAGGCCATGCTGGCGCTGGACGCCGAGGGCTACCCGCAGCTGTTCACCGTGCACGACGAAGACATCGTCGAGCTGCCCTACGCATCGGGCAAAGGGCTCAAGGACGTCGAGGCCGTGATGGGCCGGTCGATCGCCTGGGCCAAGGACCTGCCGCTGCGCGGCGACGGCTTCGAGACCGAATACTACATGAAGGAAATCGACTGATGACTGACAAGACCAATGCCCTGGACATGCAAGTCGCCGGGGACCACTACAAAAAGCTGGCCATCCAGCCGGTGCAATACATCCATGCCAATGGCATCGGATACTTTGAAGGCAATGTCATCAAATACGTGTCCCGGTGGCGTGACAAAGGCGGCCTGGCCGACCTGGAGAAAGCCAAGCATTACATCGAATTGCTCATCGAGCTGGAGAAAAAATGACCGACACCAAAACTCTTGGCCCGCGTGAGCTGGCCGCCATCCTGCACAAGGGCGTGGACACCATCAAGACGGACGCACGCCGCCGTCCCGAGACCTTGCCACCCCGGCTAAAGATCCCAGGCAGCAACCGCCTGCTGTGGCTTGAGAGCGACGTCGTGGCCTGGCTGCAAGCCTGCCGCACCGGGGACGCGAAGTGACCCAGCGTGAGCGCATGCCCGCCAGCCTTCCCGCCGAGATGTCGGTGCGCATGACCGAGCTGATCCAGCAACGCGCCAGCCTGCCGCGTGAAGACCTGGAGTATGTGGTCGAGACGGTGGCCAAGCTCAAAGACGAGCGGCTCAAGGCCTGCGTCGCTGAGCTGATCGGCTGGGGCGACGAGGAGCGTGCCGAGCTGGAGACCTTCGTGGCCGTGGCCATTGAGGTCATGAAAACCACCAACCCGTCGAAGCTGCGCAGCGCCACTCAGACTGTCGCGCTTCGTGCCTACATGAAAGACCTGTGATGCGCAACGTGAGCGGCTACGTCACCGACGACGTCAAATTCTTTGAAAATAAAAAGCTGGCTGAGCAGCACGAGAAGCTGCTGTCGGTCGGCAAGTAGATCGACGAGTTCGTGCGCGTGCGCTACGAACAGAAGAAGCCCATCGGCGAGACGCTGCGCATGTGGGAGAAGTACAAAGCAGAGGTGACCAAATGAACATCACGATTTACACGAAAGCCAACTGCCCCAACTGCGTTACGGCCAAGCAGTTGTTGCAGTCCAAAGACATCCCCTACGGTGAGGTCGATGCGGAGAAAGACAACACGCTCCAGGCGCTCGTTGCGCTGCATCCAAACATCCGGCAGATGCCTGCCATCTTTATCAACGGCCAGCATGTTGGCGGCCTGGCTGGTTTGCAAAACGTACTGAAGGAGCTGAACCTATGACCAATTTCAAACGCACAGCTGACTGGCTCCAGGCCTGCGGCAAAGAACCCACACCCGAGAATCTGTCGGTCCAGATCGGCTGCTTCCTCGAAGAGGCCTGCGAGTTGATCGCGTGCCTGCGCACAGACAGCGAGGGCTACGCCAAACTGATGGACCGCACGCGCCTGGACCTTGAGTGGTTCGCCAGCAAGCTCAAGCGCCGCGAGCAGTTCGTCTACGTCCCCACACACCTGCGCACCGACGCGCTCGATGCCCTGTGCGACACCGAGGTGACCGCCAATGGCGTGGCTTACCTGGCCGGGTTCAACAAGCCAGGCGCCGACGAAGCCGTGCTAGCCAGCAACGACGCCAAGCTGGTGGACGGCAAGCCCGTGATCCTGGAGGGCGGCAAGATCGGCAAGCCTGAAGGCTGGAAGGCACCTGACCTGCGGGGGTTTGTGTGAGAGTTAACGCGATCGCGATCAGCGAGCTGCTGATCGGGCTGCAAGACGGCTGCCACTCCATGCTGGAGCTGGCCGAGATGACCGGTCTGGCAATTCAGACCGTGCGGCTGTACTGCAACACGATGCACCGCAAGGGCATCGTGCACATAGCCGACTGGACAGAGGACGCCAAAGGCGGGCGCACTCTCAAAGTGTTTGCGCTGGGCTCGGGCACTGACATGCCCAAACCCAAGCGGTTGACGAACACACAAGTGTGTGCCCGGTATCGTTCAAAACAAAAGCACCTGACCATGGTGCAGAGGATGGCAGCATGAAACTCAAGCTCCTTATGATTGGCCTGATCACTATCTCGGCCGCAACATCGTTAAGCATCATCTACGTGGTGTTCCTGGCGGTGCACCACTTCATTGGACCCGAGCACGGCGTGCGCAAGATCGACTGCGGCGTGGCGGAATTCCATCCCGACTACACGACGGAAATGAAAACCGCCTGCCGCGAGCGACGCATGCACAAGCTGTGATTACTCGCGCTCCTTGCCGGTCACGGTGAGGCCTTCTTTCAAGTTGTCGCGCTTGATCTCCAGCCGCTCGCGCAGCTCGTCCGCACGCTTGCCCGTGTAGAAGCCGCGGTCCTCAGCACGGGTGACCGCCTTGATCTGTTTGTTGATCTCAGCGATCTGCCTCTTGCGATCGTTGTTGGCGATCCCTTCAGACACCTCAAGATCCACCGGGCGCACCTTGACGCCGACCGTCTGCATCGCTGCGTACTTGGCCTGGACAGGCTGGCCCATCTTGTCGGTGCCGGTGTACTCGCGGAAGTAGAGATCGATGTCTTTGCCGGTGGCGTTTGCCAGGGCGTTCATGATGCGGTCAAAGTGGTAGTTAAACGGAGCAATTGCGGGCGCAAATTGCTGATAACCCCACTCATTCCATTTCACGATTTTTTCACTGGCCGTATCTAGGTTTTTGTTCACCACCTCTTTATTGCGAAAGGCATCAAGGTTGTTGACGTAGGCTGTCAAGGCGCTAAATACCGGGCTGTTTGGGGTGAGCCAGGCGGGCAAAGGCCAGCCGCCAGTGTTGTTGTTGAAGTCGCCCATGTCGCCACCAGGGAAGATGCGGCTGATGTCCAGGAACAGTGGCAAGCCTGTCAGGTCGTCCATGCCCAGGCGGATCGCTTTATCCGTGCCAAAAATGCTCTTGCCTTTTTGCCACTCGGGCAGGTTTTTGCGCTCTTCTTTTTCCAACCCCTGGGCGCGAGCACGGAATTCGGGGTCGGTGATGTAGCGCTGAGCCAGCTTCCACCATTCATCGTCACCGTCCCCTGCACTGGCCCCAGCCGCGATGGCATAAGCCATGGCGTTGGCGGTCATCACGACGGCAGCAGGAGCAGCAAAACGCCAAGGGTATTCGGCTGCTGTCTGGGCCAGGACGGGAATAGCTTTGAAAGACCAGGAGAAGAACGGAACGCCGATTGGCGCGTCGCGAACTGCGCGTGCCCCTTTTGGCAAGTCGTCGTATGTGAAGATGAATTTCTGGGCGTAATCGACAGCGTCTTCCACGTCCAGGCCACGCTGACGGGCATCGCGGTAGATGAGGTACCGGAAGTACAGGTCTTCGGCCTCATAGGCCTTGGCAAGCGGTTTGCGCAGGCCAAGAGACGCAATGTTCCAGGCTAAGTTGCCGACCTTGGCCAGCGAGCTTTCAGTCTTGCCTGCCAGCTCTTTGAGCTCGTCAGGCAGCATGTTGACCAGATCGTCCTGGGTGAACGTGCCGCCGAACAGCCCGGCCTCTTTGGCCTCCTTGACCATGGCGTTACCAGTGACCAAATCCTTCAGAGCGCCGAAGTATTTCAAGCCGTCCCAGTACGACACGCCAGCGAAGTGGGCCATCGTCAAGTTGGAGATCACGTTGTTGGCGTGGGCCACCGGATTGAGAACAGTCTTGCCTTCTTTCCATTTCGACAAGCCGTTGCGATACAGTTTAAGCAGGTCGCTATTCATAGCCCCGTCGTTGGCGGTCAAATGGTCCAGAACTTCCTGGGGCACCCATTTGCCAGCCAGTGCGCCATAGCGCTTGGCCGTGGTGTCTTCAACATTGGACGAAGGCACCTGCACAAAGCCCGGCTTCTCGGTGCGTGAAGCGACGTCAGTGGCCAGGCGCTCGTACAGTCGGCCAAGGGCTATGTCGCGCTGGCTCTTCATGTAGCCCATGGTGAAACGGAACATGGCATCGCGGATCTCGCCCATGCTTTCGCGTTCGTCTTTGGTGTAATCGCGCCACACGCCGATCACGTCATCTTTGGCCGGATCGAAGTTTGCGTCGCGCACTTCCCAGCCTTCGGCGATCCAATCATTCAGGTCTTCGACCGGGATTGTCTCGAACAGGCCACGGCTCTTGAGGCTGGAGCCACCGATGCCTTGCATGGTGCGCTGGCGGCCAAGCAAATTTTTGGCAGCTTTGACCCAGCCCTTGGCTTCAGACTTGAGACTCTGTTCGTAGAAGCGGGGCAGGTACTTGCCGTCCCAGCGGCCAGCGGCCTCGGGCGTCAGCATCTTCAAGCGCACCAGCTCCTCGGACTGTTCAGTCATGAGGGACTGCATCGACGCGGCCAGCTCCAGCACGCGCTTGGGTGGCACGATGCCCGCAGCCATCTCGCCTTCGATCACGTCGCTGATCATCTGGCGCTCGTCTTCCGGGATCTCCTTGAGGTTCTTGGCCACATCGACCGTCAGATCGCGGGCGTTGGCCACCTCAGCCTTCATCTGGCGCATGTAGCGCGACAGCTCGGGGCTGGCGGGCTTGAGCGAGCCGATGACAGGGGTCTTTTCCAGCAGCACGTTGGCGATGTCTGCCACTGCGCGGTAGGCCTTGGCACCGGCGCCAAAGCGCAGGCGGCCCACAGCGTCGCGGCTGGTGATCCAGCCCTCGGTCTCACGGCCGACGCGCTGCGACGCCAGGATGGACGGATTTTCTGGGTTGAACTCGCCGTTGTTGCCGCTGGCGGATTTGATCTGCTCGGGGCGGAAGACGGCGATGCCTTGGGCGTAAACCTCGTCGGCAAAGGTGAGCGACGGCGCGTACTCAATGTCGTAGTAAGCATCGAAGCCAGCGCGCTTCATCGCCGGTACGGCGCGTTCCAGTTCCATGTAGCCGAAGGAATCGCCGTCGCGATATTTCATCCCAATCGCCTGGCGGTGCTCGGGCTTACGTGCGTCGAAGATGTTCTGGGCAGACAGATAAACCGGATAGACCACAGCGCCGTCGCCGTACTCTTCATCCAGGCCATTGTCCTGCGCGTCGGCGTAGCCAGCATCGGCGTAGTCGTTGGCCAGCTCAGGCTCGAAAGCAAAGTGGCCAGCCGAACCGCGATTGCCAGAGAACTCGCGAACACCGGTAGCCGCAGTACCGTGGTACATCACACGCGGAGTGCCGTCGTTGTTGACAACTTGGCTGTCGCCAAACCAGCGCTTGAATTTAGCCGTGTCGGTTCTTACGGAGTATTGCGGCCCGCCAGGCTCTCGCGTTCCTTGAGCTTGGCGCTCATTTCGCGGCTGGCCTTCTTGAGCTTGAGCCGGGCTTCGGCCTGCGCGGGTGTCAAGCCCGCCGGTTGTCGAGCGGTAGACTGCGTCGCTGATGCGGCCTGCTTTGAATTCTTCGTCGGTTGCATTTTGGAACTTCTCCTTGAGGCCTTCGCGCTCGACCACTGGGATCTCATCAAGCGAAGCCTCGACGTAGTTGTCGGGGCCGCGTGAGTTGTCGATGGCTTTGATTTCAAAAAGCGGGTTGTCGCCGAATTCGGCTTGCAGCTTGCGCACCACTTCGCTGGAGCCTGCGTGCCCTTTGACGAGAGCGTCAAGGGTGACTGTGCGGCCCCGCTTCATGGCCCGCGTCAACACGCCGTTTCGCAAAGCCTCAACAGGCTCGCGATACACATAGGCAATCATAACAGCTTGATCAGCATTGAGGGCCAGCTGGATGTTGCGCTTGGCTTTGTCGTAGCTTGACAGCGTGCCGTCCATGATCGTGTTGGCTGCGTCAAAAACGGGAGCCAGGAGGTTTTCGGCACTGGACTTACCTGCCCCACCACCGCCCGCCATAAACAGCACCAGGCCCCCAGGCTTGGCCTCAGCCATGCGTTTCTCAAACGCCCGCTGGGTGAAGTCGCTGGCGGCCTCGTGCACTTCGGGTGCGCGGGTGCGATCGGCCCGGTATTCAGGGGACAGCTCACGAGCCTGGTCGGTGTCAAGCAGTTTGCCGCCTTTGGTGTCGGGCAGGGCACTGTATTCGCTGACGGCCTTGTCGAAATCCGACAAGATCATCTGGTGCAGCTTCTCACCAATTCGCTCGCTGCGCTGGATCTTGCGCGGCCCGGCCATGGGCTTGCGGAAGCCATAGCCCTCGTAATCGAACGGCTCGGCCCGAGGCAGATCGGCAGTGCCTGCAGCGTCGTTGATCTGTTTGACTTCTTCGTCGGACAGGATGCGAGTGACCTTCATCGAGCCACCGATCAGCCAGTTGCCGGTCATGTTCGAGTTGGTCTTGTACCGGTAGAAGCCATCCTCCGGAATCTGGTCAGTGATGTGCGCTTCCCGCGCAATCAACTTGCCCTTTTTGTTGACGCCGCGCTTGTTGGCTTCCGTCTGCCAGTCGACGTCGTCCGGCATCTCGACTTCAGCCCACACCTGGTTGGGTGCGCGGAGATCGGGGGCTTTGAGATCCGGGTCCGACATCGCTCCGATGTGCGTGGCGATCGGCAGATCGCCCGCGTGCCATCCGGGGCGGAAGGCCAGGCCACCAAGTTTGGATTTGACTTGCGGCTTGCCAGTCTTTGTTGCCGGAGCGGTCTCGCCGACTTCGGCGTCGTACCATTCGCCGATTGGCAGGCCCTCGCCGTGACGGCGAGGATCGCGATTGCTGAACTTCTGCGGGCCGCTTTCGCCCCACACCGGGACGAACAACGGGAACAGCTCACCAGGCCGGTCCTTCTCGACGCGAAACAGCTTGTACGCGGTGACAGACTTTTTGGGATCAGGTCTCGTGCGCTTGCTGAACAGCATGCCCCCATCGGCCGCGCTGGCATCGCCCGCGTCGACTTTGACGCCGGGCATGGCCAGACCCACGGCAGGCAACAGGTGTTGCAGCCCGCCGTCGAGCAGGTAGGCTTTGAATGCGGCCTTGCCGGTGATGACGGTGGGCTTGCCGTCTGCACCGGTGAAGGAATAGGTGCAGGTCGTCATTGGCTTAGGCTCCCAGCTCTTGGTCGATCAGCAGCATGCCTGCCTTGTCTTGGTCGACCAGCTGGATGCGGGCCAGCAGATCACCGTACTCGCCGACGCTGGTGCGCTGGATCTCAAGGAACTGCAAGAGGAACTGCTGCACGACTGGATCACGGCCAGCCTGGGCGTACCAGGTCTTGTAGTTGTTGTACAGCTCAAGCTCGGTCTCATAGCCCAACTCGATGGCGTCGCTCAGCGTCTTGATGGAATCGGTCATCGCTTCGATCTGAGGGACCGCAGCCACCGTGCCCACGTCGTTCTGGAAATCGACGTGTTTTTGGTAATGCGCCAGCTCGTCTGCGCTTTCGTTCAAGAAAAACTTTTGCGTGCCAAAGTAGCCCAGGCGCTGGACCTGGTTGGCAATGTGTTTGTATAGGTTCGAGGCGAACAGCTCCGCGTGGACCGCATCGTCCAGCATGTTTTTGAGCTCGGCGGAAATAATCATTTTGGGCAGCATGTCGATAATCCTCAGTCGCAATTGATCTTAACCCGGCCAGAGTCGTCCAACTCAGCCAGAATGTCCAGGAAATTGTCTTGGATGAACCGCACCTGGTCGGCGTCATCCCGGTTGGCCAGCGCATTCTCTGCGCGGGCTTTGGCCAGGCCACGGGCGTCGAGACCCTCGAACACCGCTTCGGAGTCTACCGTGCGCTCGCTGGCTTGGATAGCTCCCTTGCCGGTCTTCTTCATCTCGCGGGCCTGGCGGGCCACAGCGCGGTCGTAGCCGTCTTCCCCGGTCATGACCGTGCCGTCTTTGGAGCTGTAGTCTGCGTCCATCTTGGCGGGGTCGTAGACCATGAACACGACATCGGGCTGGCCGTTGTTGAATTCGCTGAAGGTCTCTTTGTCCCACTCGTCCGGGGCAAAGTCGTCGTTCCACTTGGTGCGGGCCACGGCTTTGAATCCGTGCGGTGCGTAGAACTCAGGAAGGATGGTGTCGAAGGCGTCGAGCTTGCGGCCGCCTGCAGCCACCGCCAGCTCCATCACTGCGCGGCCTGCGCCGCCGGTGCTGAACACCGACACGATGTCGCCGTCAGGCTTGACGGCAACACCGGACTGGCCATCGTCGGCCAGGAACAGTTTCATGCCTTGGTAGTCTTCCGCCGGGTAGACGTAGACAGCCGCGCCAAACGGGTGTTTGGCTTTGTTGTCTGCGATGGCTTTCTGGAATTGCTGGGCATTCTCAAGGGTGGGTGCCAGCTCGACAAAGCCCGGCAGGACCATGTCGTTTGCGCGGAAGACCGTGGCGGTTTCGCGAGAGGCCTTCCACTTTTGGGTGTACGAAACACCCAGGGCTTTTAGAACCCGAACGCGTCCGCCATCTTTTCCGCCGTCTCCCGTGAAAGCTGGGGATTGTTGGCCATCGCTCGTTCGATCGGCCCGAGCGCGGAGGACGGCGCGTTCGCCGATGAATTGCCGCTTTTCTCGGCCAGTAAAGCCTCCAGCCGCTGTCGGCTTCCCGGCTGCAACAGCTGGCGGGACTGCAATACCTGATGCAGTTGCAGGTCGTGTTCCTGTTGATCGCCCATTTTGTTCTTCCTTTTTCAATGCGGCCTTGATGCGAGAGTCAGGCACGCCTTTCTGCCGGGCAACATCCGCTGCGGCATTGGCGTAGTCTGGCGCGTCATCGTCGGAGTAGCCTTCGATGTCTTCGTCGGCGTTCGGATCTTCCTTGGCCGTTTCGTACAGGCGTTTTTCGGCGTACCAAAGAACGGCCTGGAGGTCAGCCATTGTAAGAGCTTGGTATTCCGGGCGCTGTTGTAATTCTGCCAACACGTCCGAAAAAATTGCGCGAATAAACTTGCGTTCAGTCGGCCCTTGTGGTGCTTCTTTCTGCCCGTCAAGGTACTTGGCCAGCGAATTGCCGGCCTTGCGCAGCTCCAGGCCCACCTCAGACTCGTTGAGCTTGGCGCGGATCTCGGGGTCCATCGACGACTCTTGCACGGCTGTGGCCAGAGCGTCCACATCGGTGCTGGCGGTGATCGGTAGGTCGACCAGATCGCCAAGGCGCTTGGCTTCAGCCGGGCTCTTGACGATGTCATTGACAGCAGTTGTCAAACGGTCGCGGGCTTTGGCGGTTTGCTCGGGCATCGGCTTGATCAGCGTGCCCGTCCAGCGGCCCCAGGTGCGGACCAGCCAGCGGTCCATTGTCAGGCTGTCAAAGTTGCCGTACAGGTTCGAGAAGAACCCGTTGCCAATCTTTGGTCCAAGGATGGCCGCGCCCTTGACCGTGACGTCTGCGTGCTCACCGCCCGGCTTCAGGGCTTTGCTGATGCCGGTGATTTCGCTGACCGTGAAGTCGGTCTGCATGAACTTGCGCAGGTTGTCCATGCCCCAAGCCACGCGCAGTTCGTTGAACAGGCGCAGAGAATCATTGATCGCGTTGCCAGCGGTGCCGATGCCGACATTCGTGGGCATGCGGCCGGTCTTCTTGTAGATCTCGTAGACCTTTTCGGCCAGCTCGAAGTTCTTGCCGACCTTCAAGCCGTTGGACGTGACAGCCATGGCCCAGGTCAAGGCGAAGCGGGCGTCCTGGTTCTTGGCGATCTCAGGGTGCACCAGCGACATGACAGCCAGGGCCTGGCGTGTCTTGAGGTCATACCAGCCAATCGCGTTGGCGTTTTGCTTGAGCGCTGCCAGGGCATCGCGCACGCCGATCTTGCGCAAGTACTCGCGGACTTCGGGGGTGTCTGCGGTGATGTCCAGGCCTTCATTTGCGGCGGCGGCCAGCACGCGCTGCTGCATGGCCATCTTGAGGTCACGGCCGCGCTGCCAAGCGTGGCTCTGGGCGAGCTTGAAGGTGTCGTCCAAGGACGCGGCATCAACCGGGTTGGTGGGCGCAGGTGGTTCAGCGGTTTTCTGTTCGGCGGCTGCAGGCTCGACGCGCTCGCTGGCTTGAATGCCACCCTTGGTTGCAATGGGTACGGGTTTACCCTGAGCCTTCATGGCGTCGGCGTAAGCGGTGCTCAGCAGGTCACGGGCCTTGGCCACGTCGGTGACATAGCGGTTCAGGAACTCGTCGCCGTATTCGCGACTGGTGCCAGCCAGAAAATCGTTCAACTTGTCCAGGATGGCGCGGGCCACTTCGGCGAAGTCACCGTCGCCCATCTTGGCCCGGAGGTCCTGCCAAAAATCCGGGCGCTCGCTGATGGCCTGGGAGATGTAGGCCGGGATCTCTTCGTCCAGCAAGGCGGCGTCGTTGAGATCAAGCCCGCGCTTGGCAGCGAACTCAGGCAAGTAGTTGTCGTTGAACAGGGCACGCAGGCCGGTGTTCAGCTTGGTCTTGACCGGCTGGGGCAACAGGTGCGTGATCTCGTGCACAGCCACGCCCAGCACAGGCGCGTCAGCGTCTGCTGCGATGTAGACGTCTTTGGGGTTGATGCTGGGCACCACCATGCCGTTGGGCAGCTGGCCAGGCGCGGCCTTCAGGAAGGTCACGGTGTTGCCCATGACGCGGCCCAAGGCACTGGCCGCTTGCTGGGCTTCAGTCAAGGGCTCGTTGTAGATCTCGGCGTCCACGCCCAGATCGGTTTTCACCTGCTTGAGGGTTTGGCCGACGTCCTTCAGGCGGGCCGTGCGGGCCAGCTTCAGGGGCTGGGGGAGGCCAACAGCTTGAGCACCTTCTGTTGTATCGAGGGCTCCAGGTTGCTGAAGTCCGGCAGCTGGCTGCTGCGCCAGCTGAGGTGCCCCAGGCGTGACTCCACCGAGCGCCGGTGTTGCACCACCTTGCGCCATTGGCTGACCCATTGCTGGGCTTGGTTGTCCTGGGAATTCTGCATTGGCTGCCATTGTAGGCGCGGCCGGTGCAGCTGGCGTGGCCAGTGTTGTTTCTGCGCCACGGGCTTGCAGCTCCACGGCTGCGCTGCGGCGGGTGATCGCGGGGACGGTCTCGTCGCCTGCGATGGTTGTCAGCTGGTCGTCAGTAAGCTGCGCGACAGGTGTGCCTTGAATGCGCTGCGGGCGCGGGGCCTTCATGCGCAATTTGTCCAGGCCAAACTGCTGTTCGGTGACGGGGTTGACAGCGGCGACGGGGGCGACTGCTGGCGTCTCTGCGAAGGGTTCAAGCGTCGGCTCGATGCGGCTGGGCTCGTCAACCACGGGAGCCGCGGGGGTGGCCAGGGCAGGCGCCGCAGGCATGCCAGGCACAACGGGCAGCTCAGCGG